CCCTTGCTACCATCTTTCTTTCTAGGGAATGAGTAACCCTTACCCTGACATGTAGTACACTGGAAGACTTGAGTCTTGTATATAATATCACTGTTGTTCTCTACAAGAGAATAGAACTCTTTCTTCTTAGTGTACATAGGAAAGAGAGAGGCCCATGTGGACTTGTCTTTAGGCTTACGACTGTAGATCACCCTACTCAATTGTTCTGGAGAAGATAGGTTGATAGGTGTATCGCCCATAAGCTTGTGTACCTGCTCTTCAAGAGAAGCTACTAACACAGCACGCTCTTCAGTAAACTCCTTACGAACATCCTCTAGTACATCAAGGCTCACCTTAAAGCCTCGTTGATATACACGAGCAAGCAGTACACACATATCGTTAGTCAAGTCTATAATAGGATGCAAAGGACAGTACATTTCCTTGAACATCTTCTTACGTAGTTCTTCTGATAGCTCTTGGGTACTACGTACATCCTGTAGGCAGTACTCAAGCAGTTCATCTTTAGGTATTGCATCAACAGTAATACCTTTCTTCAGATACTCTGACAGGGTACCAAGCTTCTGATTAGATAGCTCATACCTCTCAGCTACTGCGTCAAGAGACAACGGCAACTTCACTGATCGTTGCAGTACATACTCTACCAGTAGTGTATCGAAGACGGGACCGTCATACTTGAAGCCACATTCCCACAGCCAGATCAATTCATGCTGTGCATTGTGACAGATAAGTACAGTAGCCTCATCTATTAGTGCTTGCAACGCAACGTGATCATCGTTGTTAGGCACTACTTCTTTGTGGTTGAACCAGAAGTGATGCTCAACACCAGCATCTGTCTTAGCACACACAAGCACTAGCTCGTTACCCTCAGTGAAAGGGTCCAGCATAAGCTTGCCCTCGGGCGAACGACATGCTGTGTTTTCTATATCAATAGTAAGTTTCATTACGCTTCATACCTCGCTGTTAGCGGGTTGAGTACTGTCGTAACTTTACCGTGGCGACCAGTGAGCTTGTTCTTAACGATGCACCAGTGCCTAGTCCAGTCCTCTTCCTCTTGCCCATCAAACGTGGGGTTGTTAGTGATACATATCAAGAGGTCAGCTTCAGATGCCTTACCTGTTTTCGATCCTTCAAGCATTGACATGCTGGCATTGACCTTACCCTCTGCCTCTGCCGACAACTGTGACATAGCAAAGATAGCTGTGTTGTATTCTTTACCTACAATACGTAACCGAATATAGGTAGCCTTAAGCTGCTCATGCCCAGCAGTGAATACTCCTCCGGGCAAAAACTTATCAGCCATGTCTGCAATTAAGATGTCAGGCTTGTATGCTTTAACTGCACCTTCTAGCCTGTCCATGTCCCAGCTTGTAGCGTCAGAGATAAACAGGTTATCTTTAAGTAAAGCAATACGCTTTTCTGCTTGACTTTTATTCTTTCTAATCTCATCCAGTGACATACCACAACAGGCAGTGAGATACCTACCGGCCACACGAGTAGCACGTTCCTCGTTAGCCAGCACCATAACCCGTGCCCCTTGCTCAATGAAGCCACCGGGACCGGCACATAAGCTGGCATGACTACTAGTCTTGCCTGTGTTAGGTCGTGCCGCAGCGACAATCAACTGACCGGCATTGATACCCGGAATCATTTGAGCAACAGTAGGGATGTTGATAGTCCACTTAAACTCTAGATCATTCTGTGTAAGTAGATACTCAATGTCTATAGGCTCAAAGTCTACTCGTAGAGAAGGGGTGAAGTTATCTGCATGTTGATCAATGAACTCACGTACTGGATGTAAGGATGTGATCTCGCCATTAGCTATCTTGAAAGACAGGTCAGCTAACTCATCAGCAGATGCCTCACGGTTTAACTGGGTCAGCACATCATGTGCTACCTCTTTGGATAGTGGCTGCTGTATAAGAACCTTCTGAAAGATACTACGATACACATCCTTCTGTGCAGAGGTAAGTGTAGGATTAGCAGTGAAGAACAAAGCTTCTAGATCATCAGTGCCTAAGTCTTCTTTGTATCTAAACATAGCATCATCAAGGACACGCTTGATTGATTTAGTTTCCTTCGATCTGAACACACCTTGTCGTGCAAAGACTTTGTTAGTGTCATAAAACTCTTTGTTCAAGAGCGTCTTCATTAGTCCGAGTTCCATACTCATCCTGCAAACTTCCTTAAATAAGCCATGTCTGATGGCATCCTATATTTTATATCGTCCTGTAAGTTTAGCGCAAACACATCTGGAAAGGTAGACCTAAGTGTTGAGGTGATCTGTAGTGTCTTGCGTTTAGCGTCAGGGTCTAGTGCAACAATGATCTTTGAATAAGGTTTAAGGTAGTCAATGTACGGAGCAAGAAGGTTAGTACCTAACAGGCCGAAGCCTACCAAATTCTCCATCTCACCGACAACACTTGCCGATACACAATCCTCCACCACCACCGCAACTTCACCCTCGCCGTATACATAAGGGACTTGCGCTTCACCATAGCGTTTCCATTTAGGTGCGTAAGTGTTTCCTCCAACAACACGACCAGTAGCATCGACAATTTTTCTATCCTTCTTAACTAGGAATACAACGCGATCTTCCTTGACATCATACCTAGTGTCTATGTGTCTAGCGTTCAAGTCATACTGTAACATCCACTCATTCATTGCGGGATGTGACCTTACCCAATGGGTAGGCTCGTTAAAGGCTGCGTTCTTATGCGCCTTACTTTCTTTCATGTTGCTTAGGTCAGCAATAGTAATGGGTCTGTCTGACTTACCTGATAGCTTACAAGTATTCTTATAGCAGTTGTATAGTACACCTCCTATGTTTCTTGAAACAGTGAATGTATTTCTACCACCACAAATAGGACAGTCACCTCGGTAAGATGAATCCATATCCAGTGGGGGTAGCTGATCGAGGGCTGCTTGTAATGACATAGCCTACCTGTAACCGAAGTGCATTATAATTCCACTGAAGTATATCACAAGTATAGCAGAGTTCAACACAATTAAAGCACGATCAAACCATAACAAACCAACACACAACCATAGCGACACACCCGCTGCCATAATAAAAAGATTGTAGGGTTCAATATCATATGAGTTAAACACTGCCCCAACAATAATTGTAAACGTAGCCATCCACTTGATGAACCAACTAAGGTCATGCGTTGGTGTTTTCTTTTTCACTTCACACCTCATTCATTAAGTTGAAAGTTCCTTTTAGTTGCTGCGTTCCTAGCCTGATCAACACTGATCCTAGTGTATGGTGTAAGACTAGCACGGCTCTTGTGACCACTGAAGGACATCATCTCATTATCAGTAGCACCATGATTAGCTAAGTCAGTCAGCACTGTACGACGTATGTCCCTGAACTGTAGCTTATCTGGTATGTTAGCAGACCTAGCTAACCTCCTGAAAGTATGACGTAATCCGCTTTCAGTGTATGGTTCCATAGTGTTAGGATTGGGTACAACCCAAGGTTGAAATGCATAGTACTCCTTTTGATCAATGATCATTCGCTTAAGATTATCCGAGATAGGTATGCCGGGGATATGTTCTCTAGTTTTTTCAATAGACTCACGAACATATAGCTGCTGCTCTAAGTCAAAGTTTTCCCATTGTACTAACCTCATATCTCCAGCACGTTGACCTAGCTCTGCATTGATACGAATGAGTAGGCCAATGTTTCTCCATCGCCTCTCAGCGAAGGCTGTCTTGAGTATGCTCTCAAAGTTAGCGTTAGTCCAGACAGTATGTCTCGGTGCTGCTTGCATCCTTTCTACTAGTGACCAAGGGTTCCTGTCTAACAGATCGTGTTTGATTAACACGTTCCATGCTCGCACTGCTACCTGCACTGTGTAGTTAGCACCACGAACACCCTCACCCTGTGACTGCTTAATCATTAGGTAGTACAAGTCTTGGCAGGTAGAAGGTCTAAGCTTGTCAATAGCTACACTACCTACAGTCTTACCTTTGTACTGTAGTTCACATAGCTTACGTAGTAGGTACGCATACTGATTGCGAGTAGCGTCACGCCGGATGGCTATAGTAAACTGAGGAAGACTAAGATACTTATCTACTACATCACTTAGTACTTTGATCATGCTTGCACACCTCAATCAATCGCTCAAGATACCACCTACACTTCTCTAAGTCTTCTATAGGCTTACCCTTGTAGCGATAGCGCCATAAGTATTTCTCTGCGTTACCTTTCAGGTACCCACAAAATTCTTCTGTACTCATAGACTCTTCGATAGCATCAATGCACTCTATCTTTCCTGTGTTGTAATGCACAGGCTGATGTACATTATCAGGGTAGTTGGCTGACGACATAGCTGCACTCCTCCATCTCCTGTATTTTATTTCTAAGTCTAACGATCTCATCAGCAGCATCGTTTAAAAGACCAGTCCAATAAGGCGCTAGTGTTGGGCGCATTGTTCTAAGTAATTCAACGAGGTCTTGTTCTTGAGCTTTCATAGTGTGCCGTACTCCTCTTGGTCTATTGTATAATATACATTGCCTAATGCAGACAGATGTATGTAGTGCTGACATACCATACATGGTTTAGCTAGCCTTGTCGAGCCATCTTTGCCCAAACGAATAACATACATAGTCAGCCCCTCAATGTTATCAAGCCCTGCTCGAAACATAGCGTGTGTCTCAGCATGGAGACACGGGTACTCAGTAACCCTAGCCAGCTTAGTGTGTGTCTTGTAACTATTAAAGCCAGCCGAGATCACATGAGTATCTCGCATCACCACTGCACCTAACCTAAACTTACCACGACCTACACCAGTAGCACATAAGGCTGCTGTTCTAGCGTGATCAAATCCTTTAGGTGCCATCAGTAAGTAGGAGTGCCGTCGCCGCCCCAGATTACGTCACCAGAACGCAGTGCATCTGCAAGAGGGTCACGCTCTTCTTTAGGCGCTTCGTTCCTGTCACCAGTACCACTGAACTTATTTATAAACGGTAGGTCTTCTTCCTCTTCTTTAACACTGACGGCCTTTAAGTCCTTGATAATAGCCATAACTTCATTGGCATCATCCCATGATAGACGCCTTACCTTATTGAGGATTGCCTCGGCGTTCTCTTTAGTAAGTAGAAAGTATTTCTGATCTGACATGCTTAACCTCCACTGTATCCTGCTGCCACACGAGCCTTCAAGGCTTGCGCTAACTTCTCTTCCTTATCCTTGTCATCATCGCAACTCATCACGATGACATGGTTCTCAAACCATGAGGCCCGAGATTCTGCTGTAGCTTTCTTCTTGTCTTTAGTCATGCTTACTCCTTCACTAGGTTTTTCCAACTGATGGGGAACTCTATAGCACAGTGATTACTTATAGACTGTGCCACCTCTCGTGTCTCTGCTTG